ACGGCAGCGGCTCTACTGGCTGGCCCACACCGAATACGCCGTCCGGCGGCCGATCGACATCGACATCGACAATGGATGCGACGGGCCGAACGTCGGACGGCAGGAAGCATACCGCGAGTTTGAAGCACGCAGTCAAGTTCGCGGGTTGGCCGACGCCCAACACGGCCGACAGTTGGGTTCCGCAAGCAACGACGGAGAACACATTGCGGCGGGGCGATCCCGAGGGGCCGATCCGCTCAACTTCAGGCAATCTGGCGAAGGATGTTGCGGCGAAAGTAGCAGCATGGGCGACGCCCACGGCGCGCGACATGCGCTCGGAGATCGGCTCGCCGGAAATGATGGAGCGCCGGCAGGCACGATCCGAGGGCAAGCCGTTATCGAAGCAAGCCCTTGGCGCAACGCCGAATGGCTTTTCTGCACAGATGGAAAACAGAGACGTGTTGAACCCGGCGTTTTCCCGCTGGCTCATGGGGTTCCCGCCCGAGTGGGACGATTGCGCGGCTATGGCAACGCTATAGTGCCGCAAGTCGCTGCCGAGTTCGTGCGGGCGTTCATGGAGAGCCGTGATGCTCTCTGACTATCTCGATCGTGTCTTCGCCGATTGCATCCGGTCGGAAGCGGATCTGGACGAAGAGCAGCGCGAGGCCGTCGAGTTTTTGTGGAACAACCCATTCTCGGCACTTTATCTCGATGTCGGGTTTGGTAAGACCGCGATCACCCTGACCGTCATGGATCGGCTTTGGCTGCGCGGCTACCGCGGTAAATTCCTTATCATCGCGCCGATCCGGGTGGCAACCCGCGTATGGCCGTATGAGCCACGGCTGTGGTCGCATTTGGCCTACATGGGTTCGACGGTAATTCGGGTTGACGATGCCGATCTCCGGCTGAACGGTTTCACTGGAATGCGAAGGACGGCCGAGAAGGCTCGGTTGCGGCGGGCGTTGCTCGACAGCTCCGAGCAAATCCACATCATCAATCAGGAAGCGGTCGACTGGTTGGTGACGGAATGTGCGGCGCGCGGCGCTTGGCCCTACGCGACAGTCATATTTGATGAGGCGAGCCGGCTTCGGGATCACGGCAGCGTCGTGTTCAAGGCGTTAAAACGGGTCCGGCCGCATATCAAACGGTTTCATCAGCTAACCGCGACGCCGGCCAGCCAAACCTATATGCACCTGTTCAGCCAGATATACTTGTTGGATTTAGGCGAGCGCTTCGGGAAGAACATCACACCGTTTCGCGAACGGTATTTCACCTACAACCCATATCGACGGACTTGGACGATCCGGGAGGGGGCTGCCGAGGAGATCGAGCGTCTGATATCGGATATCTGTCTTGTAATGCGGCGGAAGAAAGACTTTCGAATTAGTATTCGATCGATTCGACTGCCGGATGCGTTGATGCATGAATACGAGAGTTTCGAGCGCGATCTTGTCTTGGAATTGCCGGACGATAAGGCGATAGATGCGATAAACGGGGCGGTGTTGTGCAGCAAGTTATTGCAATTCGCCAGCGGCGCCGTCTACGATCAAGACAAGCAAACACACTTCATCCATAACGAGAAGATCGAAGAGTTGAAGTCTTTGCTCGACGAGACATTGGACGAGCCGGTTATGGTCGCGTATTGGTTCAAGAGTTCGTTGGAGCGATTGCAGAAGGCGTTCCCTTACGCGGTGACGATGGACCGGGAAGGCGCAAGAGAGAAGCCGTGGAATGAACGCAAACACAAACTTATGCTGGTTCACCCGCAGAGCGTTGGTCATGGGTTGAATCTTCAACACGGCGGTCATCATATTGTACTTTTCGATCTATTCTATTCATTGGAGTTGTACACACAATTGATCGGCCGATTGGATAGGCGGAGCCAAACGCATACGGTAAGGGTGCATCTCCTATCGGTTTGCGGTAGTATGGATGAAGTAGTTAGTGCTAACCTTCAAAATTTACAGAACGCCGAAGAGAGTATGTTTCGGCGGCTGCAAGACATTCGACGGGGATTGTCGAAATGACTGAGCAAGTACTTATCGATCAGTACCGGAATGTTCGCCGGACGCTTGCGCCGGTCGAATGTGTCGGGGGTATCGAGTGTTGGGTTAAGCGTGGGCCGTTAGCAGTACAAACGGGGAGAGGGACGCCTCGCTGTCTTCGCTGTAACGGTGCCATACGCACTAATCGGTATCCCGAGGTTTCAGCGAAATGACTTGGTTCTGCTATCAGAAGAGCCCGACCGGCCGCAGGGTTGCCGTCTTATTCGACGAGAAGCCGAACCGCGAATGGGACATGTGTAGCGGTGTCGATTTTAGCACCGTGCGGGAGGTTCCGGCTGAGTTGGAGGGTGCCAGCCTTGCCGAAGTCGTTGCGTGGAGCGAGAGCCGAGTGCCGGTTCCGGATTTACCGCTGGTGGTAAGCAATCCTCGACCCGACCGCGAAACTGAATTGCTGGAAGCGAACAACCGCGAAGTTGAGCGCCGCCGGCAAGCGGAAGCTGCGCGCGATTGCGCGGCAATTGTGGAACGCAATCGGATTGCGGAGCGAATTCGCGCCATAAGAATCGTTCGGCTACAGGCCGGAGTCGACCCGTTAACCGAGATAAACGATGTACTGACAGATTTGGCCGAATGCATTGAAACCGATTGGGCCGATTTCGAAGAATGACCAAATCTCTTCCGATCGATCAACGCCAAAATCTCGACGCGGAATCGCGGGCAATCATCTATCAAGGCGCCAGCGTTAACCAGCTCGCCGAGATATTCCGGCTGAAAACCCCCGACGTGGCTAGACGGCTCGGCGATCTGAAGCCGGTCGGCGCCGGCCGGCAGAACAACCCGATCTACAATCTTGCCGAAGCGGCGGCTCGGCTTGTCAAAATTCAGGTGTCGCCGGAGCTGTTGGATCGGTACATGCGGACGATCAATCACGCCCATTTGCCACCGCTTGTGGCAAAGGCGTATTGGGATGGTAAGATTGCGCGGGAGAAGTATCGAGAACAGGCAAACGAGTTGTGGAACACGGAGGACGTGATTCGTGTTGCGTCGGATGTCTTTCAATCGTTGCGGATGTCGCTTATGTTGATCCCGGACGTTTTGAGAGATGAGTCGAATCTATCCGAGGGGCAGTTCAAAACCGTTCAGAAGATCGTCGACGACGCATTAGAGGCCGCCCGTGTCCGACTTGTCATTGATCTACGAAAATCAACTGCTGTTCGACCCGGATCTGTTGACGAAGACGGGCCGCTATAACTCCGTCGAAGATATCTTCATCAATACGGCCGATGTATTCCGCAAACCCGATCGCCGGACGGTTACGGACGTAGCGGAAAAATTCGTGATGATAAAGCGGCTCGGCGGTCGAAGCGGGCCGTGGAACCGCGACGAAACCCCCTATATGGTCGAGCCGCAAAACCTACTTTCGAGCCGCGAGCTGGCTGCGATAATCTTTTGCGGCCCATCGCAGAGCGGTAAGACGGAAAGCCTGATCTTGAACTTCATCGCATACAGCGTGATTCAAGACCCGATGGACATGATTATCTACAACCCGACACAGCAAGCCGCGCGAGATTTCAGCGTGCGTCGTGTTGACCGCCTGAACTTCAACAGCCCCGATATGCGGGCGCGGTTGCTGCGCAGCAAGTCCGGCGACAACAAACAGAGCAAGGTCTACAGTTCGGGGATGATCCTGTCGTTGAGCTGGCCTACAGTCAGTGAAATGGCGGGTAAACCGGCGGGCCGCATCGCCCTCACCGATTACGATCGGATGGCCGATACCGTAGGCGATGAAGGATCGCCTTTCGACCTCGCCTTCATGCGGACAACCACTTTCGGTTCCCTGGCGATGACCGTGGCCGAGTCGTCGCCTTCCCGTCCGGTGAGAGACCCCCGGTGGCTCGCGTCGAGCCCGCACGAAGCACCGCCGACAACCGGCGTTCTGGCGCTTTACAATCGCGGCGATCGGCGCCGCTGGTATTGGCCGCACATGAAATGCGGCGAGTATTTCGAAGGTAATTTCTCGCATCTCAAATGGGACGATCGGGAAAACGCGTTGGACGCCGCCGACACCGTTCGGATGGTCTGCCCCTATTGCGGCGGGGTTATTTCTCCGGGTGAGCGGGCGACGATGCAGGAATACGGTGTTTGGCTGAAAGACGGCCAATACGTCGATGATAAGGGTGGCGTTGTCGGAGAGGGGCCGCGCAGCCGCATCGCCTCATTCTGGCTCAACGGTGTCGCCGCCGGGTTTCAAACGTGGCAGGAGCTTGTCGTCAAGTTCATCAACGCGACCCGTGAATATGACATGACGGGCAGCGAGGAAGCGCTTCGGCAGTTTTACAACAACGATCTCGGCGAGCCGTATCGATCGAAAGCGGAGGAGATCGAGCGGCTACCGGAAATCCTTCAGGCGCGAGCCGAACCACTAGCCCGGATACCGCAGGGCGTCCGCTTCCTTGTCGCCGCGATCGACGTTCAGAAGAATGCGTTTGTTGTACAGGTTCATGGAATCGGGCCGGGGGTTCCCTACGACATTACGATCGTCGACCGCTTCACAATCCAGAAATCGAATCGTTTTGATGGCGATGGGGACCGGCTGTGGGTTAAGCCGGGAACCAATCAAGATGATTGGGACCAGATCGTCGATGAAGTGATGCTCCTGACCTACCCGGTAGATGACGGTTCGGGAAAGGTGATGACGGTCAAGATGACCGTGTGCGATAGCGGCGGTCGGGCCGGCGTCACCACGAATGCCTACGAGTTCTACCGGAACCTTCGGAAGCGGGGCCTTGCGAATCGGTTCCATCTTGTGAAGGGGGAGCCCCGCATATCGGCGCCCCGCGCCTTCATCGACTACCCGGATCAGAAGCGGAAGGACCGTCTTTCGGCAGCTCGGGGCGATGTTCCAGTATTGTTTCTTAATTCGAACGTTTTGAAAGATGCGCTTTCAAATCGGCTCGACAGCACCATCCCCGGCAAAGGGATGATCCGCTTCCCGGATTGGCTTCCCAACTGGTTTTACAAAGAGTTGTGCGCCGAGCGCCGGACGGAGAAAGGGTGGGAGAATACCCAAGGTACACGCAATGAAGCGTGGGATCTCTTGTATTACACGCTCGGCGTCTGCGCGTCTCAGCTTTTACAAATCGAGAAAATCGATTGGCTGAAACCGCCGTCTTGGGCCGACGAATGGAGTCGGAATCCATTGGTAATACAAGCGAGCGACCCGGAAGCATTGACACGGGAGCAACCGCCAGACTACAACTTCAAATCTCTAGGAAAGGCGTTGGCCTCGGGAGCGTAACTATAATGGCGGCTGATTGCGCGGCCATCAAAGCGAAGCTTGATGCGAAGATCGCCGTGCTTGACCGGTTGGTGTCCGGAGCCGGTGTTCGGGCCGTTCAAGATTCGGATGGTTCGCGTATCGAGTACAGTCTGCCGAACATCAACGCGCTGCGGGAGCAAATCGCGCTTCTACAAGCCGAGTATGATGCGTGCTTGAAAGGCACGCCCTCCGTTCTCACCCGGCCGATTCAATTCGTGTTTTAGCACATGGCCCGACGTACCCGAACCCGAGCGTCGGCGACGGTAACGCAGCCGGAGACGCTTTCGCTAGGCGGCGCCCTGGAAGGCGCCGAGCGGACCAGCCGCGAGACGATGCTGTGGAACGCCGATCGCCGGCACCCGGATCAGATCATCAATCTCGTAAAGGATGAGGCCGATTTCCGCGGGCGCGATGTCGTCACCAATGATGGGTACGCGCAGGGTGTCGTCGATATCAATCGAGACAACATCGTTGGCACGCAATTCCGTCTCAACGCGCAGCCGAATTGGACGGTTCTTCAGCAGCTCTACTCCAACCGCTTCGACGAGACGTGGGCCGAGGAATTTCAGATCGCGGCCGAAGAGAAGTTCAATCTCATCGCAGATTCGAATGCGTGTTGGTTTGACGCTTCCCGCAAACTGACGTTCACGGGAATGATCCGTCTCGCCGTGGCCGGGTTCACCTTTACCGGAGAAGTGTTGGCGACCGGCGAGTGGATTCGGGAAACCGGAAGGCCGTTCAGCACCGCCGTTCAAATGGTGGCGCCGACGCGATTGTCCAATCCGAACGGGCAAGCTGACGGGCAGACACTACGCCGAGGCGTGGCGAAAGACGCAAGAGGGAAGGCGGTGGGGTATTATTTCCGCGTCGCCTATCCATCAGAGTTTTACTACAACGGAGACACCTACCGGTGGGTTTTTGTCCCGGCGGAAAAGCCGTGGGGCCGGAGGATGGTGATCCACATCGCGGATCAGATTCAACCGGATCAAACCCGCGGAGTGTCGCAGCTCGTCGCCGTATTGAAAGACATGCGGATGACGAAAAAATTCGAAGAGATCACGTTGCAAGGGGCGGTCATCGCCGCCAGCTACGCGGCCACGGTTGAATCGGAGTTGCCGAAGGAAGTTATCGCCGCCGCGATG